ACTTCCCGCAGCCGTCGAGTTCGGTTGCATGACGAACGCCATCCCGTCCGCGCCCCCGTCCGATGCGCCGAGGTATACCTCAGCCGTGAGGCAGAAGTCGTTGGCGAGGTTGATGCGGGTCTTGTTCCAGATGGCGCCGAACTGGCCGCCCGCTGCCGGGGTCAGTCGAATCGTGCCAGCATTGTCTTGCCCGACTCCGCCGAATACAAAGTTGGAAGCAGAGTAGGCGGTGTTGCAGTTAGCCGTGGCGATTGCCGGATTTGAAGAACCGAAAAACGAAAACAGCAAAGAAAAGACTGCTGGGATGGCCATAATAATCGCAGATTTATTGACACGGCGGCGCCGTTTAAGCATGGAGCCTCCAAGAAGGAAGTACCAATATTAGCAGAACATTATTTAAGACTATTTATTAATGTTCCAATATTTCTCTGAATACATTGTTCCAGTCTTTTCCTCTTTGCGACATTGAAAATTTAGGTAATATTTCTGTAGTTGTCTCTACTTCATCTTTCAACATAGACAAATCAAGTAATTCATCCAAATGATAAACCCATTCACTTGTGGACCTAGCTATTCTCCCAATACCATTATCCGATAAATATTGATATTCTGGTGAATAAGAACTCACGAACGGAATTCCAGAAGCTGCATATTCAAGACCTTTAATAAACGATTTTGCATGATTGAATTCAATATTGTTAAGAGGAACTATTCCAATATCTATATCTCGAAACAGAACCGGATATTCAAGTATTGGAACAAGGGGCTTTAGTCTTGTAAATTTTTCATTTACGCCCAACAAATCCGATGCCTTTGGTGCGTTTAGCAAGTGTCCAGAATGTTGAAATAAAATATTTCGCAATTGTATGTATGAACCAAAAAATGAACTTAATTGTTCAAGGTCATTTGACCTCCAATGCGTTGCTCCAACCCATCCAATTTTAAGTTTTTTTGTTGAATTTATTTGTCGTTTTTTCCAGCGATTTATATCAATTCCATTTCTTACCATAAAAACATTTTTACGCAATTTGGAGTAGTAATCATACAAAAAAGGAGTAGATGTTATTACCGCATCTGCTGAAAGAATTATTTGTTTGTAAATTTCCCTATTTGAATTTGGATTATTTTTAGGGTCCGTAACCGAATGTGCTTTGTTTGATTCTGACAAACCATCAAACCAATCATCAACATCAACTACTATTTTTTGTCCAAGCGATTGAGCAATTGGTATTGAATGAAGAACTTCTTTTTGCATTAAAAGTTTAAATACAACGATGTCCCATCCGTGAACAGCTCGGTTGCCTTCAATCAACAAACCAAAACCACGTTTTGAATTGAATCCGGGAAATCCAACTGTTGTATTCCATCCCAATTTATTTAATTCATGCGACGGCAAAACACATCTATACCAAGCACATCCGTTTGGTTGTAACGGGTCAGTTCCCCACGACCAATCATGTGTCAAAAATGCAATTGTTGGTTTATGTCGTTTTTTCATCACCTGTATGTTATTTCAAAAATAATGTCATCAAGAAATGTGATATGCTCGTAATGCTGCCCAAAAATAACTAAGCAGTAGGAGAAAAATATGTCAACATTTGTTAAAGATACAGCAGAGAGAGCAGTGAGAACATTTCTTCAGGGCTATCTTGGTGCATGGATTGCAACTGGTGCTGATTTTGATGGACTTGTTTCAACAGACAATCTTAAAGTTGGCGCAGTTGCCGTTGCTCTTTCGGTTGCGATGAGCATGGGGCTAAAAAATGTTGGTCCAAATAAGGGTTCTGCCTCCGCAGTCTGAAAACTGCACCTTTTGGGGTGCATTCCTAATCTACAATTTGTATTGAAAATAGTTAGGAGCGCTCGTACATGAGGGCAGGAAATTACAACATCACTTGCGAACAGGGCTCAACGTTTGTAAGAACTATTGAACTTGAAACACCTGACATAGAGGCAGACCCTACCGGGAATACATTTATACCTCTAAGTTTGGAAAACTATACGGCAAGGATGCAAGTAAGAAGAACTATGGAATCAGAAAACTTTTTACTTGAGTTGACAACCGAAAACGGTAACTTGACAATAAATCCATTAGAAGAACAAACAAATGTTATACAAATTGATGTTTCTGCATCTGTTACTGCATCAGTAGAACACAGTGGAGTTTATGACATTGAGATAATCTCCAACGATGGGATTGTGTCAAGAATACTTCAAGGCATTTTTACCCTCAGCCCTGAGGTAACAAGATGAGCAATGTCCCAAACAATGTCATTGTTAATGAAGATACAGCAAATCAAGTAGTCGTAAATCAAGATGCTCCAAATCAAGTTGTTGTACGGATGGGTTCTGCTGGGGCAAATGTAAGAAGACATATTCACGCCCAACAGTCTGTATCAAACACGTGGGTGATAAACCATACGCTTGGCGGAAAGCCACAAGTAACTGTGGTCGATTCTGCAGATACGGTGGTCATTGGTGAGGTAACATATAACAGTAATTCGCAGGTGGTTGTACTGTTTTCGGCCCCCTTCTCGGGTTACGCCTATTTGACGTGAGGTAAACATGGCTCAGAAGTTCTTGACGAATCTAAACCTTAATCAGAACCAACTCATTAATGCCACGTTTGAGGTCCTTGCGTCTGACCCTGGTGTTGGTCAGGGCAATTTTGAGGGTCGCCTCATCTACAACTCAACCGAAGACACCATCAAGGTCTATTCGGGTTCCGCGTGGAGAAAGATGCTCCACAATGTCGTCAAGGGTGGCGCGCACACAGATGCGATAACACTCAACGAAGAAAACGGCACGATTACCATCACGCTCAATCTTGCCGATGCGGACAGCGCGGGCTTGCTAACCGCCGCGCATTTCAACGACCTAACCGCCGCAACAGCGGACGCAACTGGCGGCACACTCGCCAAGCGTGATGGTAGCGGAAGGATTCATGTCGGCACCCCGACACAGGACACCCACGCCGCCAACAAGTCTTACGTTGACGCTGCCCGTCAGGGTCTTGATGTCAAGAAGTCGGTGCGCGTCGCGACAACTGCGGCGATTAATATCGCCGAGGACCTTGAGGCTGGCGACGTAATCGACGGAGTAACTCTCGTCGCTGGCGACAGAGTCCTCGTCAAGGACCAAAACACCGCCTCGGAAAACGGCATCTATGTTGCCGTTGCGTCTGGCGCCGCTTCCCGTTCTTCTGATGCAAATGGAACTGCGGACACTGGCGAACTTTCGGGCGGCACATTCACGTTCGTTGAGGAAGGTACCACGAACGCAGACCACGGGTTTGCCATTTCATCCAATGGACCGCTTACTGTCGGCACGGATGCAATTACCTGGACGCAATTCTCTGGTACTGGTTCGTTTACTTCTGGTAATGGTTTGTCAAAAGACGGCAACACAATCAACGTCAACGTCGTTGCGGATAGGACGGCAATCACTGGTGATGCAGTTGATATTGCTTCCACTTACGTCGGTCAAGCAAGCATCACGACACTTGGAACAATCACTACTGGCACATGGACCGCCACGGATGTCGGTATTGCACATGGTGGTACGAATGCGTCTGACGAGACTACGGCAAGAACAAACCTCGGTGTCAAGACGACCGCTGGTGCGGTTACAACCTCAACATCTACTCTTGCAAGAATTGCCTCGCAGGGCTGCACCGCAAGCGCATCAGGGCAATCAGTAACGACGGTTACCCACAACTTCAATACTAAAAACGTAATCGTTCAGGTGTACGAGGACGCAACGGGTGAGACGGTCTATGGCGACGTGGTGCGCAACAACACAGACACCGTGACGGTCACCTTGCAGGGCAGCAGCATCGCGACGGATGCATTCAAAATTGTCGTAACGGCGGTTTAATCCATAGTTGACCTTGAGGGGTCAACGAACTATAGGCAATAGCGATTGAGGTCGCAAGTGGCACAAAAACTTTTAACTCCGCTGACGATTAAGAATTTGTCGTCTCCTGGTTCAGACGCAGTAACCGTATTTGTAAACGGCGAAGCATACGGAAGATTAAGAATTGAAGCAGGCGGTCGCATGTCATGGAGCGACGGCACAGGAAACCATGACACGAATTTGTACCGCGAGAGCGCCGACACTCTCACAACAGATGATATTTTTAAGGCGCTCACCGCTCTTGTATCCCCTATAACTTCTGGCGTGCCGAGCGCCAACGTACCAAACGGCGCAATCGCCGTAGACAATCTAAATAACAGATTGTATTTCAGGTCCAATTCAACTTGGCGCGTCGTACAAGGTGGGGCAACGGTTTCAGCCAATGCGCCAGACAGTCCTCTTGAAGGTGCGCTTTGGTTTGACACCGACGACAACAAACTTTACATACGCCAAGGCAACGCATGGGTTTTGGCTGGCGGCAGCGGAAGTTCAGTAACCGTTAGCGACAACGAACCAGCATCTCCATCCGTAGGCAATCTTTGGTACGAATCTGATACGGGGAAGATGTTCATCTACTACGACTCGTTCTGGGTTGAAGTCAGCGGCGATACGGGTCCGCAAGGTCCTGCTGGTCCTGCGGGTCCTGCGCTGAACACGCAGAACATCAGAATTGCCGTTGCTGGCGCTGGCGAGATTGAAACATTAAGTTGTTCATCTACTACGACTCGTTCTGGGTTGAAGTCAGCGGCGATACGGGTCCGCAAGGTCCTGCTGGTCCGACTGGCGCTACTGGTCCCACGGGTGCGACGGGTCCTACTGGTCCAGCGCAATTTGCTTCCATCGCATCATCCGCCCCAGCCTCGCCGACCGCAGGACAACTTTGGTTTGATTCCGTCAACGGCGACACCTACATCTACTACGACAGCAGTTGGATTCAAATCACTGGTGAAGAACCACTCGTTGAGGACATCAACGACTTGTCTGATGTCTCCGTTACAAGCCCAGTCGGTGGACAGTTTCTCAAATACAACGGAACATCATGGGTTAACGACGCCATTGATTTGGGCACACATACGACGGGAAGTTACGTTCAGAGTCTCGTTGCGGGAACTGGTGTAACGCTCACCAACAACTCTGGTGAAGGTGCGACGCCGACTATCGCCATTGGTCAGGCAGTGACCACAAACTCAAACGTCACATTCAAAA